TTTCGAGACATATAACTCGCGAGAGATGGTAGCTGCTGTTAAAACCACTGGTTCAGTAGTTTCGCTTGCACCTCACCTTGAGGATTTCGAGCTGTTTGTGGCGTGTTTGGAACGGTTGTATAACTGTTCTCTTTCACGGCCTCAACTCGAGACTCCGAAGCAGATCAAGAAGTTCTGTACGGGACTGATTGAAGGTGAGAAGAATCATTTGTGGAAGGCTGATATCTGCGGCCTTTCTGCGCAATCCAGGTTCGGGATTGCGCACTCTTTATTCCTTTTTAGGAAGACGTTGCCGGGGGAGAAACCCCAGGTTGACGCTTATGTTCGTAAGTTGAGTACTCCTCAGAGTCCTCCTGACCCAGAATTCATGGCTTTCGCTTTGGATTTGACAAGAAAGCTGTTCCGGCGTGGCTGGGATCGTACTTACGTTGATCATGCGTTGACAAACGCCTTCTCCAATTCATCTTCGGCTGAGTCTGGACGAAAGGCGGGTGGTGGACGAGGTCTGGAGTCGCACTCCAGAGAGCAGAGGTCAGAATTCACGTCTTACGTGATTAATTCTGTTGCTCCTCGTCCCCGTGGGGTTTCTCGAGTACAGGCTATCGACACAGGTGGAAAGTGGCGAATCATATCAATCCCGCCTCGGGTTGATAATGCATTGCGACCACTTCACAAAGCCATGTACTCTCACCTTTCCCGTTTCGATTGGTTGCTTCGCGGAGATGCGAAAGCTGCACGATTCAAAGATTTCTCTCCAGTGGAGGGAGAAGTCTTTGTAAGTGGCGATTACGAAAGCGCCACTGACAATTTAAATGCAGATCTCCAACGAGCAATCCTATCGGAGTTGCTAGAGCGATCGTATACTGTACCACAAGGTATACGCGAGCACGCTCTTTCCATATATAGCTCTCGTCTAGGCTATGATGGAACCAACGAGCTGTTTGTACAGCAACGTGGGCAACTCATGGGACAGCTCACCTCTTTTCCTCTTTTATGCCTGGTAAACTACATTACGTTTCGGTATTCGATTCGCAGGGCCAACGTGCCGGTGCGTATCAATGGCGACGATATCGTTTTTCGTGCGACGCCTGCCGAGTTCGCTCGGTGGGAGCGTAATGTAGCTAAGGGCGGTCTGACGTTGAGTAGAGGGAAAACACTCGTCCATGGACGGGCTTTTACTCTCAACTCCACCCCTTTCTGGTCCCATCGCTCTGGTGGTGCGAGACACGTGGGATTTGTGCGGAGCTCCGCACTTTTTCCGAAGGGGCCGTTGTCAGAGCAGATCGAGTCGTTGAATGGTCGTTTCTATTCAGCGTGCTCTGGTTACGGTCGCGAAAGACGCAGCATTGTTCGGACGCTGTTTCTTCGTCGTAATCAGAAACCTATTCATGCGAGTAGGCGATCTGTAACTAGAGGATTAGGGATGGCTGCGGTTGAGCAGGAAGTCAGGGACTCAGGTCTCTGGCATCGGGAGCTCTACTACCTTGAACAAGTAGAAGAGCCTCTGATACCCAGCCTTGATGGTAGGGTGCCTGTTCAGGGTTGGAAACAAGTTCCAAAGGCTTGGTTGGCGAAGGAGTCGCACAAGTCTTGGGAGCAGCTTTGGGCTGCTGCGTGTGTTTATCACGCTTGGTTTTCCGACTTTACGCTTTCCTCCTTCTCAGAGGACACTAAAATGTCTAAGATTCGTGAGGGTGTACCACCTTACGGCCTGGGTTCTCTTATCAGTTCTCGGGTGAGGGTTATGCTGGGCATGACCCGATCGCAGATATGGAAGTGGGTGAATCTCAGAAGGAACGCGTCCGTTTTTGGACGTGTTAGGGGGATGAAGAGTCAAATGATTTGGGTGGAAGTGAACGAACTGCCGAAGAGGAGTTCGTTACAATTCGTCAAGGGAACAATCTAGTGTAAATTGATCGTTCCACATCATCTGCTTGGACACCTGTTACGGGTGCGGATAGTCGAGTATCGGGCCTTTGGTTCAACCGAGAAAGGCGTGTCTCCAAGTTGCCGACTGCGCGGTGCTCCCGAAAGGGACCCGTAGTAAGTGTGAGCTAGGGAAGGAACAGAGGGGCGTCCGGAATGGCGTCTTACTCGTTAGCCCTAGTATCGTGGTGTGGGTTACGCGACGAGAGAGAAGCGATGTCACCATTGGCGGGTTGGTGTATAGTCCAATAGGTATTAACCAGGAATGGTCATGGGCCTTCGAAGAGGACTTACGATTAATCGTGAGGTAGCCTTGTGTAGAAGTAGGCCATGGATCACGAATTGACGTGATAACTTGTGCTGACGTGGGTAGCTATATGACGACCCGTCTCGTGGTGACGGATTGTTCATGCTATTTGCTATAGCGGTTAAACGACTGGTGTCGTCTCTCCCGCTACACGGGAAGTTACAGGGAAACTTGGTTTGAGGTTCGATTCCTCATTCCCC